AGGCATATGAAGTTACCAACGGAGGACATCCAGTGAAAAACATCAATTGGAAATCATCCGCAACACTCCTCATAAAAACAGTGTTTGTAGGTAATTGTGCAGAGCCATGCACATAAAGTGTGGGTACAGGCCTACCTGGATCAGCAGTTGGTGAATCAACTCCATTATAATAGCCTGTTAACGTCATAGGTAGACGGTTGTAATATGGTATATGTTGGTAACAATAATTACCTTCTTCATTAAAGTTACATGTTACTAATGGATAGATGCCGCTACTTCCAGATAAACTAGAGAAAGCGCCATTTACATTAGTCCAAGCAGCTAAACTAGTGTTGTAGGGTTGTGTCCCAAAAGCACCATCAAAAGGAACTACACTACACATCATTTTATTAGTTTGATCATTAGTGCCAAGTACTGTAAACTTAACGCCTCCGCGCATGAAAGCATAACAAGGCGCTAGAAGAGAAAAAACATCACTTCCAAAACGACTAGCTACCTGGGCACCTGTTGATGTATTCAAGGTTTGACAACCAATGAACCATGGATCTAAGAAAACATCCTCAAATTGACTAATGGAAACACCAGAACCTGCGTAAGCTTGTATAACACTATTTCGTAATAAATATGACTTAATAGACAAAATATGTTCACCAATACACCGTTTTGAATGGAAAAGGCGATCTACAATAGTGTTCTTTCCACCGATTTCGGCAGACATCATCTCCATACCTTGGACATGAGAGTCTCTAACTAATTCTTTACCAGAAGATTGAGGCACATATGGAACAGCAGAAACCTGAAATTGTGAAGGTACTGATAGTTCAAAGTCCGCACCAGGAGTAAAAAAGTATTGAACTTGTATACTTTGGCTGCAACTTTCAGGAGCACGCAAGTCATTCAGAACATTAATGTTAAGTCGTCCTGAAACATTGTTTGAGGGAGAAATAGGCTCAACACCTATATAATCACTATACAAAAGATAAGGTAATTCTAATGTTATCGTGTCTTCAGTTCTTATGTCTATGATTGCTCTTTTACACAAGTTACTAGTTGTGAGTGTTGGAGAAACAGCTGGCAAATTATTTGGTATCCAAGTCACTTGTATTCTTCCAGAATGCATTTGAGTTTTAATAAACTTCAATGTTAAATTTATGGATCCTCTCCAATATTTGTGCATTCTAGCTAAATAAGTGAATGGAACATGGTACTCAAAATTTGCAGTATGTCCATCAACTGTATCACTACCTGTATTAAGGAAACTAACAGGAGACATATCTTTCATATACAAAGATGCTCCTTGACCAGCAGAACCACTCCAAGTGAACTCACCACCATAATAAGGGACGCCATATAAAAATTCAAATGACATCTCATCCTCAGTAGTATAACTACCATAATCAATGGTTTCTATTCTATTTAGAGCAGATATGCCACCTGGAAATGCGGCATCAGGACCTTCACATGTACCAGCATAACGAAGTTGTTGCTGAAATACGTTTGTTTGTCCAGTAAGTTCTCTAGGCTTTGACCAACCTAATACAGATGTAACATTACTCATAATATTGGTGACCCATTCAACTGGTTCCATAAAATCGCTAAGTATTGGCACATCGCGCAAAACATTGGCAATTCTAGATGCTTTCCTAAGACCTATTGTAATTGGTCCTTCATTTTCGGCTGCTTCTTCGACTTCACCACCACGTCTAACCACTCTTTGTGAAGATTGGGCTCTACATGTTTCATCAACACTATAGAAGAACAATTCGTCTTCCTCATATATATCAGACATTTCATACTCACATTGAGCTATACTATCAAAGCTATTACTAACTAAGAGCAACTCTTTCATAACTTTATTATAAGCTAAGAAATAATGTAAGTCTAAAACACAATCTGAAGATTGAGGTAACCCTGGAGCATTAAGCTCAACGTTTTCCCACCAACCGTAGACTGTCCAGTCAACATACATCTCACCAGATGGAGCGGCTGCACCTGTCTCAAGTGCACTGAAAACATCTAACCACCATGTTCCCCAATCGTAGTAACCTTCCTTCATGCTATACCATGCACTGGGACTAATATACGGAATGCGTAAAACAACACTAGTTTTTCTGCAATCCACCTCTACGTGAGGATGTTGTACTTTTTGGGTAAGATGTTTATTCTTAAAGGATCCATATTTTGGATTATTGGTCACAAAATTATTGAATGCTGGTAAATAATGCAACAATAACTTACCTTGCTGAAAAGGCGAGGCATTTAATTGGACCTTAATCATAAAGTCTCCTCTTATCAAGTTGAAACCTTGGATTTTATTAGCCCACATACTAACTGATGACAGATAACTAGCAATAGAACCAGTCGCCAGATTAGTATTAAGGGTTTGAGTAGTATTCCAAGTTCCATTAGCTAACAATGTTGGCCTTAACAAGAATCCTTTAATATCCTCATAGGTTTCCACATAAGTACTTAGCTCAAAAGTGCTTCTACTCGTGGTACCCGCCATGATTGCTCCAGCTTCCACAAAAGTAGTAGTAGCTTTCTCATCGACTTGAATTTGTTCTTCAAAGTCAGTCACAGTAGTATTATCCATCTGAGGTTTAAATACAAGATCATTACTCTGCTCCACAGCCTTGCCACTGCAGGAAGAGGTATCAAACTCTGATACACGAGGTAGGTTTCTCGGGACCTTACTCTCCCCTAAGATTAAATTCTTCGTAACGCAATTTAATCCACCATCTGTTGCGCCAAACACAATGGCTTCCGTATCCTCTACTGCGATGGCTCGGTTCTCTATATTAAATGAATCAGCGGAACCCGTTTCCATATCTACTTTATATTCTGATTCATATTTATTTCTCATTGTTTCCTCATAAGTATTCTGTAATAGCAATAACAAATCAGGACCATCAGATAAATCTACACCACCATTTAAGAAATCTCCAAATGAATAGCGATATTCAGCTAATGTGAGAATTTGCCTTAGTGCTACATTATAATCTGTATACTTCGGCATTGCCCCATAAGCACTTCTACATGCTTCTGCGTATTTTATTACCCTACTATTGAATTCTTCTTCTCCATGAAGTGCCAATTCGAGAAAGACACATTCCATCTTAAGAACTTCAATTTCATTATCAGTAACTCCCTTAGTCCACTGAATACGATCTGTCACTGAATACATTCTCAAAGGAGCAATATAACGATTAGACCCATTCCAATTTATAAGGACGAACTTTCTACCTAGAAAACTACCATCTGTAATCCTCCTAAAATCAGGAATAACTCCTTCAGTTTTAAGTTCATCCGTTATTTTAATATTTAAATAAATTTCAGCAACCTGTTTAATAGTATTGAAATTAACACCAGGCATCACCTCGCGTTTTACTGAGGCAACTATGTCGTCACCTAAACAAACGCAAGCTACTGCTTTATCAGTAGGATTTGCAGGTAAGCTCTTAAGAGTCAAAGGATCGACTCCTTGATATAATAACCAAGCATAAATGCAACATATATATAAATAAACCCAATTAATAAGGGAATTTAATATAGCTGTAAGAAAATTGCCTGATGTATTAGCTTGATCCCAGCGGTAGAATACCATTTTGCCATTAAAAACGACAACATGGATACTGTCAATGATTTCCTCAAACAAAAGAGCACGCGTTCGACTATAAATAGAACCTGCATCTCCATAAAACATATCCATTAAAACAAGGACACATTTCATAATTTGCCTCAATTGATCTTTATCAAACTTCGCATGATCCATAAAAATAGTATCTAGTGAATTGTTGATGATTTTCGTTGCAATGGCTGTCCATTCCTCAGAATAAGGATTAACACCAATCGCAATGCCATTGTTGATGCGGTTATGATAAATCCAACCCGCAAAAGCTCCCATAGTGCTTTTACATAACAGCAATGAAATAAAATCATTTGTACAAAAAAGTCTAGATTGACCTTTGGCTACTTTCTCAGCTGCCAGCAGTTCATCTTTCAAATTGTCAATGTTTACTCCATAGACTCGTTCTCCACGGTCTAACTTTTCCATATTAAGATCAAATAATCTTTTTACGATACGATATGCTGTAGGCGTCATCTCGCCATTTGGTTGCAACATCCATCGTTTTGATTTCCAATCTGTGTCAAATAAACCTTTCATAAAACGAAGGTAAAAACCAGCAGAACTATCCCAGTTCACACTGTTCAGATTATATGCACTATCACCGTACAGGCATTGATCTAAAGATAAACGATCTCGAAATTTTGGAACACTAGAATCGTTAAAAACTCTACGCATTGCTTGTTGAATAATATCATCAACTAAAGGTCCGTTTAAATATGCAGCATTTCTGCCGTAATTCTCACGAGCACTACTCATAATGTCCACAAAAGTTCCTTCCACAGTTTTAAAATTTCTCATCCGTGAAGGATAACGTGTTAATGGTTTCTCTATCCCAAATAATCTAGAACGTTTAATTTCAGATTTTAAAGGCGTAAAGAAAGCATGCTCTACTTTGCCAAAGCTTACGTGATTTATATCCATAACTTCAGTATTTGTAGTCAAAACAAAATCATTTTTTTGCAACTTCGTTTCAATACCCATTTCTTCCTTAATAATTTGTTCATATAGATCAATGTTTTCATTAATAGCATCAATCGGTGTTTTAATCGGTTTTTGCTTTAAAATATCAATCCATTTAGTAAACATTTCACGATAAAGAGGTGCACCATTTGGAACAGTGCCTTGAATTGAAGTGTGAAAATAAGCTAACCACGGCTGTTGAGCTTGTGGCCAGTCCATCTTAACACAATAATTTTTCCTTTCATCAGTAATAAATCCAGGACTAGAGCAATAACCATCCCTGGTACAGAACAGCTCTTCTCTACCTCTCATAGTAAGAGATGGATAAGAGTATTTCCCTAGAGGATGTCTAACACCTTCATGAATAACACTATTTTGGTAATAAAGTGCATTATTAGCAATCTGATATACTACAGGAACCCTACGTTCTGGGCCCTTAAACATTAATCTTTCATCTTCAGTACGTTCAATAAAAGTTCCTTCAATATCTGAATTATTAAGTAAATATTCAAGACACTGATGAGGGGGAATCAATTCATAGATATGTGAAC